CATATATACTCCTGATTGGGGAGGAGTAATAGGGGTAGTTCCCGAAGAACCATCATCAATAAATCCACTTGCCTTTACCTCCTTTTCTAAAACCATGGTGTAGGTACAAGGTGCAACAGCTCCCTCTGAATCTACCTTAACTCTTAGCTTGTCTCCCTTTTCAACTTTAGAAGAATTGTCTCCTTCTAAAAAATACCAATAATATCCCCCTTCGGCATCAGGGTAAAAGAAGTTACTAAACACATTAAAGTATGTTTGCTTGTCAGCTTTACAAACAAACCGATAGTGTTCTGCCCATGAAGGAGGTAGTTGGGTTGTAGGTATAGTTACTTGTATTTCGTTTTTTGTGACTGAGTTAGCACATGGAACAAATACGGTATTGTTTATACTTGTTAATGCTGTAGTAGCTCTGCAATATTTATCAAGATATATTATACCAATATCATAATCTCTATCGCTATGTAAACTTTCTGCATTAGAAAGAGAAGAATAATTAAGATTTAATTCTGTTATTTCATAATACTCATACGCTTGAACTGCAAGAGATGTGTCTTCATAAAGCATAGCCACAAGTTGTAAGCCAACCACATTACTTGTGGCAGAAGTATCTATTGCAATAGGGTCTCCTGCATTAGCAATACCACTAGCCACTTTAGTGTAAGAGCCAAGGTTTGTGGGGAGATTACAATTCTGAAAATCTGTTAGTGTAGCTCCATTGCATGAGGTAGGGACAGGTTGTATATTAGTAGTAGTCCCTATAGCATTTTGAAAAGAAGCACTTTGTGCCATCTCAAAGACTGAGGTAAAGTCTTGAGGCAATGTATAAGTAAGAGTAATAGTAGTTAAAGGTGTTTTAGGTGTTGGCACTGCTCCCGGTGCTGTAAATAGTTTATGCTTAAAAGTTATAGTTAAATTAAATGTAGTTCCCTCGGTAAGAGGCATTCCTGTAAAGTCTATAAGAGCTTGACAATCGACAACACCGGGAGAAGCAGGAGTAATAGCATCAATAGAGTAATTCACTCCGTTGCCTGTAGTTAACTGCGCAGGAGATAAAACATTAAAATCAATTTCATTAGATATTAAATTTGTAAAATAATCTAATCTAACTGCGTTGTTATTTGAGTCAAGTAAATCATATCCATCAATATAGTTTCCATACATCAAACGGTTACCCATTACACTTTGTGCTTTAGCAAAACGAGGAACATTGTCATACAGTCTAAGTATCTCTGAGCTTGGTAAAACCGTATATACTTTACTATTATCAAAACCTAAACTCCAAAATGATTGGTCAGGAACTCCTTGCTTTACTTTGTCTATTCTTTCAATAACCCTTATAATAGTAGAGTTCGCTTCTTTAAATAACAAATCAAAACCTTTTACCAAAGAATCTCCTGTATAAACCTGCACTTGTGCCAGGTTGTATTCATTTGTCATCCCTGTGTTCAAATAGCTTGAAGCATCTATCCCAAAAGGTTGGGATGTAAATGCAATAGGACTGAAAGGAGATGTAGCACTGTACTCCCCATTCTCATACTTGTATCTATAAGCAAAACAAATAAATTTATCTTTCAAATAATTATTAGTGCTACCGTTGTTACTTAATGTAACGATAGGAGCATCCGTTGGAGGTCCTTTGATAACTAATATATCATCTGCTAAAAATTGGTCTATTCCTGTAGGACCTGCAGGACTTGGCACAGGGTAACTTTGTTTTATGTTTATTCTTCGTGGTGGATTATAATCATCCGTAAAGAACAATAAATCATCAACCATGTCTACGCCTGTAATTAAATACTTTGAATTAAAGTTTAATCTTGTATCAGTAAAACTTGCATCGTTATTAATACTAATAATATGATATGTAATTAAAGATAAAGTAGTGTTGTATGAAAGTATTAAATCACACTTACCGGATGAAGACCCTGCAAGAGGAAAGCTATGGTCAGTAACAAACCAATAAATAGTTTCTCTTGCTCCATCTTCAAATGCTCCAATACATTTTGCTGAGGTACTTAACTTTTGTCCATTAACCTCAATGTCTGTTAATGCTGTATTCCCTTTGGTATTTTCTACAGAACCTATCTCGCTATTCTCTGTTGAACCAAGACGCACATTCATTGCGTCCACATATTCACCTTGAGGCACAAGTCTCTCATCAAGAGACTTATTCATTCTACCTCTAATAAAATTTCTTTTTAAGTTAGGCATCCTACTTTATCCATTTATCTCTTCCTCGTAGATTCATTAAGAGTCTACCAGGATGAATATTACTTATTCTAATCTTTGCATTACGCAGTAAAGCTGATTTATTTTTCTGTGCTCTTCTTACAATATATTCTTGTGTACCAAGTTTACTATTTAATATTGCGTATTGAATATAAGCATAAATAAAATCTTCAAACAATTTATTTACAGTAACCTTTGAATCAGAACCATTCTCCATTCCATCAGAAACATACTCTAATATAAAGGTTTCTCCTGAAACTCCTGAACTAAAATTAATAACACCACCTTTACTATCTATTCTAAATGTAGGATTTTGATTAGCCGTTTCAGTATTTAAACCAAACCTTGCTCCTATGTTATATTCAAAATACCAATCCCCATCACAACAGTAACCTTCCTTTCCATTGTAAGGGCTATTGTCATTAAGGTAAATACTTTTTTGTGATCCTGTTATTCTATCGTAATCTAGTTGTGAATACTGTGGAGAAAGTGCATTCCCATTTAAGTCGAATAAGATTCTACAATTTTGGTCTTGTAGGTAAGCACTTGCTCCATTAATCTGAATGTTCTCTGTAAGAGGTCTTAATACTCCATCCTTATATAAGGATACCCTAACCCAATTAACGTAGTCTGAGGGCAGGATAAAGCGTAATGTGTCACATACCTCAAGCTCTAGTGCTTTAATTTCTTTGAACGCATCGTAGTTTAATTCCTGGATTGCTCTCTTTGCATGGAATAAAATTTTATATCGCTCTTCATTATTAACTAACTCATGGTTTCCATTGTACATTAACATGAAGTTGTTTACCACATCTTCTAAGCTAACGTATTGGTATGAACCCCAATTAGCATTTTCAGGTAGATTACCTGAATTCTCATAATATGCGTACTGTGATATATATGCCATGCTTATCTACTTTCTTCATTAATGTTTTGTGTCTCTTCTGCTTTAGCAAATTCATATGCCATTTGTTCCCTAATAGATATACCTGCATACTCCAGGATTTTAGCGACCAAGTTTGGCTCATCTGATAAAGGTAATTCAAAATCTTGATAATCTACTGCTCCACCATCAAATACAGGCTCTCCTCCTGTTACATTTAAATAAGTCCACTTGGGATCTTTAGGGTATCTAAAGTATTGACACTTCACTTCACCATTCGCATCAATCGTAGTTGGATACGCAGTGATAACATCTCCCTCCAATGTATAGGCAGGGAATGTTTCATTAGGTGCAGTAAGTAAAGAATTGAGTAGCATAGTTATTTTACTATGCGTAACCTTATCCATCTCTTTTAACTTTGTTCCGTTGTTAAATAAAACTTTATTAATAAGATAGTAGTCACTACCTGTTGTTGCCGTAGTAGGAACGGTAAATGTATTTGTAGCAATGTGAGTTAAGTCTGCGGTAACAGAAAAGAACTCGATTACTTCTGCCAAACTTTTCTTTAAGTCAGCTATACCTGTACCTGATCTTCTTGCATTCTCTTTGTTAACTTGAAAGTTATAAGTATAAAAATAATCTTCATACAAATCAAGCTGTGCTTGTTTAGCATATAGATTAAAATCAGATGGGGATATGTATCCGTAGTTGTTCTTGTTTAATACAGCCAATACAGTTGCTCGAACAGAATTTATCATTGGTAATCTTTTTACAAAGATAAAGAAAAAAAAAGAGGATGCATTTTTTTACATCCTCTAATAATAAAGCTATGGTTTATGTTATGCTATAGCAATACCACTTACTGCTTTAGTAGGTGCTACTGTAGTCACAACATTTTGCCACATAGTTTGATGTGCTGAAACAACTGCATCTTGAATAACATCTCTCATCTCTTGACCACTTGATTGAGTAGCGTGAGTGATTGTTAAAACATCTTGAGCTGCTGCTCCTCCGTATACAATTGTTACGGTAGTAGTTGAAGCCTGCTCAATAAGTTTAATGTTATCAGCAGATACTAATTGATTCCCTTCACTTGTTACAGGGATTGATAAATACTTTGCCATTGTTAAAAAATTTAATGGGTTAATAATAATACAAAGATACTTAAAATAAATTAAGCAGGTACTGTTACTTTTTTCATACCTAACGTTCCTGTTAAAGTTGTATCAGTATATACTTTCTTAGCTATCAAGCAATATGTAACAGGCTCACCTCCTTCACATAAAACGTTTACACCTGTAAAGAAATAACCCTCAAGTCCCGACACAAGCACAGGCTCTCCGTTTATTCCACATTCGATACCTGTAATAAACGCAATGTCTTGCGTCCCACATGGTGTACCTGTAGCGGTAGCATAAAAACCTGTAACCCCTCCTGTTGAAAGTAAAGAGCCGATAGTGATAGTGCCTAAACCTGCAGGTTCAATCGTTGCAGATAATATTACATTACAATCAGTTTCGTCAAAACCTACTTGAACTACCCACTCTTGCCAAGTGTTTGCTGTACACTCTGTAGTTACTGTAAGAGGTAAAGTCGCAGGGATAACTCTTATAGAGTTATTTGAATTTATTAATGAAGCCCACTCTCTTTGAAGATAGGATATAACTTCGCCTCTCTCATCAGAAGGGCTTACTGTATAACACACCTCTCCCTCAGTAGCGAAATCATTACTAACAAAAACTATTTTTGTGGAACTTTCCGACCATAGGAACTTAACTTCTTCCATGTTTACAAGCATGAACTGAGCAGGGTTTGACCCCACAGGTCTTACTTGAAATTGTAAATACTTTGCCATTGTTAAAAAATTTAATGGATTAATAATAATACAAAGATACTTAAAATAAATTAGTCTTCTAAGTTTGATTCAAGCATCTTCAACGCATCTATTCCCTCTTCAGATTGAAGGTAAGATGAAGCTACATAATATGGGTCTTCACCAAAAGGAACGGTTAACATTTTCTTTTTACTTGAAAGCGTATTATAAAATATATCCTTTCTATTATTTCTAAACTTTAACAATCCTTTTTCAAAGAATGTATTTACTTGGGCATTAAGTG